TCTCAATTACCAAACTTTTAAACATCTGAGTCTTAGGGAAAAATTCCGTAGCTAGCGTCCTAGGGACGCCAACAACATAAAAACCTAATTCTCTGTTTAATTATTTAGCGTCCAATCACCTAGGACGAGCACGGGCCTCACCGCCCGCCCACAGCTCAGACTGTGGAATTTGTCGAGGTATACATATGGACATTTCATTCTAGTTAGTCCACACCTCCCCCTGTAATTGTAATAACAGGTAGCAATATATACATCCGATGCTTAATCGGGAATTATTTAACGATAATTCACTTCGTTCAGCAGTAGTACAAAATCTAGTACAATTCAAAACTCTAGATTTAACTGCCCTGACATCACTCAGTAACTGTAACCCTGCTAAGGGGGATAGTTTAACGACAAGTACAATATCCAGGTCAGTAGTGCTCCTATATGGAATCGACCATGATAGGCATAGACAACAACCAAATCAGAGAGAAATCCTCTCCTGCGGCTACAAAAGTACGTAACACGCGAGTTGAGTTGTTAAGCGTATCAAAATTTGCCCCATCAATCAGAACTTCATGTTTAAAGTCTGAATTACCCGTATATCTAGGGTTGGCAAATCTGACTGATCTATAGAATGGCATTTCATATTCAAGACATGGTTGTGTCTTGGTATGAGTTATTGCCATACCATTGACCGCTCTCGCAATTCTATTGTCTGCCTCATCAATCTGGGAAATCTCAATCCCAGGTGCTGCTAATCTCGTAACCGACATTACGTCACCGTGATCGGTGCTCGTCCCTAATCCTCCAGAAACATGTAGGATCTTATGACGAATACCGCCACGCCAGGCAACATATGGGTATGAAAACCAAGATAATAGCGTATTTAGTCGAATTTTGGATGGTCGTCCATCTGGTCTAGGAAAATCATATTTCTCTAATTCCCACACTAAGAAAGTGGATGTAAGTCCTGATCCACCATCTGAAAGGTACTCAAACGACGAGTATCTCTTTAAGATGTCACGAATGGAATGAAAAGTTTCGCCAAAATGAATTAGTGTCAATTCAGGTATTTCCTTCGTGCTTCCAATAGGTTTTAGAGATTCATCCGTTGACA